CACCGAATGCCTATGCCGGCAGCGTGATGAAGGCCATGGGCGTGGTCGCAGGGGTCAGCGACATGATATGGCTCTCGCCAACCGGTGCGGTGATGCTGGAGTTCAAAGCCGAGAAAGGCAAGCAGTCGCTCTCGCAGAAGTGGTGGCAGGGGGTGGTCCAAGAGGCAGGCTATCGATACGAGGTAATCAGGAGCATTGAGGATTTTCAGCGAGTGGTCGCAAGTGTGGAATAGTTGTGTAGATTTGTGGTATGAGATACCTACTACTGCTCCTCCTGACCGCTTGTACCAACGACCGCCCTTGGAAGGTGATTGAGGTCCGGGCCAAGGGTAACGCCTGCGAGTATGTGCTATCCCGCTCCAACGGATTCGGACCGCAGGTCAAGACCCTGACCGATTCGTGTGGGAAGTATCGGTTGTTTGAAACTATACCCAATCGGATATAATTTATAGAAAAACCCAAAATTTATACGCATTCGGGTATAATCGTCAGCCTCTGGTCTTACCGAAAGTCCCCCAGCGTCAGCCTATAAACTGACCAACCAAACCCCAACCCCATGAAACCGCTCCGAGAACATTACACCCAGCCAACCGACCAAGGCGATATGCTCAATGTGTTTGATTACATTGAGGCTTTGGAGAAGCATATTGAAGAATTGAATGTCGACAAATTGCTTGACGATTTTCACGAATGGATTGAATTGTATGAATGGGACTTTTATCCTGTGTCTTTTAATGGGGAAATAAAATACAGATGGAGTAATGAAACATACTCTTCTCAAGCAACTACTAAAGAATTGTACGAGATTTTTTTAAGTCAAAAATGACCACCAACTTCCTTATTCGTTAACCTCAAACCCCAACCCCATGAAAACCACACCAACCGATTTTCGACGCTGGCAACTGCATATCCGCAAGGAATGCGTCAACTGCAACCGCCCCGACAAAAGCGAAACCATCAAGCCGTGGTCCGTGAACTGGACCCTGCTCGGTCGCATCCTTCAAGCCAAAAACGCCTGACGATGGAATGGATTAAATGCTTGGACCGTATGCCAACACCTTACGAGCCAGTCCTGATTTTCACGACCGACATGAATCAAGCCTACGCATGGCTGGGCGACGGACGTTGGTACTACGAGCATCAAACGTGGTTCCTAATCGAAGTAAGCCATTGGATGCCTCTACCCCCTAACCCGTTCTAATGAAGTACGGTTCAGTTTGCTCCGGCATTGAGGCAGCCTCAGTCGCTTGGCATAACCTTGGATGGGAACCGCAATGGTTCTCCGAAATCGAGCAGTTTCCCTCCGAGGTATTAAAACACCGGTTCCCAGCGGTTCCTAACTTGGGAGATATGACAACCATCAACCAAAACCCAATCGCAGATGAGCGACCAATTGACCTTCTCGTGGGCGGAACCCCATGCCAATCCTTCTCCGTCGCAGGACTTCGCAAAGGTCTTGATGACCCACGAGGGAACCTCATGCTTACCTTTCTTTCAATCGCTGATAAATTCCGTCCCAAGTGGCTCGTGTGGGAAAATGTCCCCGGGGTATTGTCGTCCAACGGAGGAAAAGATTTTGGAACCTTCCTTGGGGCGTTGGGGGAACTCGGCTATGGGTTCGCCTATCGAGTTCTTGACGCTCAATACTTCGGAGTGGCCCAAAGACGCAGAAGAGTGTTTGTTGTCGGATACCTTGGAGATTGGAGACCTCCCGCAGCGGTTCTATTTGAGCGAGAAAGCCTGCAAGGGAATACTAAACCGAGCAGAAAAAAGAGGGAAGAAATTGCCTTCGATGCTCAAAGAAGCGTTGGAAATCGTGGCAAATCAACTGGAGCAAATCCGGAATTAATGGCAACCCTTTGCGCCAAAGATAACGATAAGTGGGGATGTAATCAATGGGTAAATGAGGGAAAGGCTATTGTTGAACCGATAGCCTTCAAGGTCCGTGGTGGATGCGAAGGTGGAGGAAAAGGATACCTCGGTCAAGAAGGGCAAGCGTTTACGATTAGCACAATGCAGGATCAACAGATTGCCCAACCGATAGCCGTGTTGCACTCAATGGCTATACGAAGGCTGACCCCTAAGGAGTGCGAACGCTTGCAGGGATTCCCCGATGATTGGACAAAGATTCCATACCGCAACAAGGAAGCCGACCAATGCCCCGATGGGCCAAGGTACAAGGCTTGCGGTAACTCAATGGCCGTACCGGTAATGCGGTGGATAGGAGAGAGAATAAACTTAATCGAATCAATGCTTTAACCATGGACCTAATATCACGAACCATCCTCGGATACACCGCAGAGGTCGTCGGAGTCAGCCCCGATGACATCTTGAGCGAAGTCAAGACCCAAGAACTGGTGCTTGCTCGGTCAATCTTTGCCGACATCGCCTACTCGGAATACCTCTACACCTACTGCCAAATTGGGCGAATCATCAAGAGGAACCACGCCACCGTGATGCACAACCTCGAAATCCTTGCCAAAAACATGAGGGCAAGGCCCGACATCAAGTTCCTGCGTACACAGGTTCTGAACAGGACACGGGATTTTTTGCAACATTAGCGAGAACCCCCTCCATCTTTGCGTGAGTGTACGCAGAATCAATCATCCTCGAACTCTACCGCAGCGGTGAAATCCGCAGGGCTTGCCTCACAATTACGGGGGGCAATCCGCTTTGGAAGGACCTCGAACAAGAGGTCGTCCTAATCCTGCTCGAAAAAGACCCCGAAAAAATCACCAAGATGCAGGACCAAGGCTACCTGCGTTTCTACATCGTTCGTTTGATAATGAACCTGTACCGGGGCAACAATAATCAATTCGCCAAGAAGTACCGTCATCACGACGAGAGGGTCGAAGTGGATCCCGAAACCCAAGAAGATGGCAAGGACTACGATACCCTGCTCGACGACCTTTGGGCCATCGCCCAGCAAGAAATGGACTCTTGGGCCAAGGACGGAGCGTTCCCCTACGACAAGGAACTGCTGAACCTACTAATGCAGACAGGCAATATGAAAGCCATGAGCCGGGAAACGGGCATCCCTTATAGGTCCATCATCTACTCCATAGAACAGGCCAAAGCCAAAATCAAAACCGCAATCGAAGCCAATGGATATACTGGTCTATCCCATCCTGATTAGTGCCTTGGCGACCCTTGCGGTCGTGGAGTTCCGGGTCCTGCCGGGATGGTTCTACGCTTTGCCCTTTGCGAAGCGGAAGCCGTTTAGTTGTATGACCTGCTTCGGGTTTTGGCTTGGCTTTGCCCTGACCCTGCCGACCTGCCAATGGTACTTGGCTCCTATCCTCGGTCTTGCCTCATCTGCCACCGCAATAATCATTCGGGAATGGACCTTCAAATGACAACCGACCAATTCATCGTGGCCCAAAAGCATCGCAAGTACTGGGACCAATATGTGGCATCCCTGACCATGCGACTGCCACCCGATGCCGTTGGGGAACTGCAAGCCATCCTGACCGCTCACGGGCGACCGCCCACAAACTGGTGGTGCGCTGACTGCGTAAAATCGGCCCTTCAATACATTTACCTTCAAGCGGACCTCTTTGCCGAGTCCAACCAAAACACCATAACCCACTCCCTGAATGCCCCTGCCAATCCCGAACAATAACGAAAGCAAAGAAGGCTTCATCGGTCGCTGCATGAGCAATAACCAAACCAATGCGGAGTTCCCTGATACGGCTCAAAGATTGGCCGTTTGTGGCTCAACGTGGGAGAATCACAAGCGGCAGCAGTTCGAGTCTTATTCGGACTATGGGGAAGGCATCAGGAACAATGCCAAGCGAGGGATAGAACTCAACGAGCGGAACGGCAACAAGTGTGCGACGCAGACGGGTAAGGTCCGGGCGCAGCAGTTAGCCAACGGGGAAGCCATCTCGGTGGAAACCATCAAGCGGATGCACTCCTACCTGTCAAGGGCTGAAACCTACTACGACAACGCTGACGACACCAGCGACTGCGGTTACATCTCATATCTCCTTTGGGGCGGTAAGTCGGCTTTATCATGGAGCAGGAATAAACTCCGAGAACTTGGCGAACTCGAAGGCGAAGGATGACGAAGCACAGGTGCAGGCTCGGATGGACTCGCTGATGATGGTGATTACAACCCTCTGCGACTGTATCGGAGCGGTGGATGAGTCCAATGCCCCGAACCAGTACGAAGTGAAAATGAAAATCGTAAACAAGATTAGCGACCTAATCGACAAAATCGAATACTGATGGCAGGCCGACCCCCAATTTGGAATACCCCCGAAGAACTATGGGAGGCGTTTGAACGATACCGAGCCGAGAATAAGGCCAACCCTTACCGGGTGCAGGACTATGTCGGCAAGGATGGGAACATGGTTTACAGGGATAAAGAGCGTCCGATTACCTTTCGGGGCTTTGAGGGATACCTTGCAGAAAATGGCGTTTGCCATAACCTATCGCAGTATCGAAATGGAGATAGCGACCATCACAAGGAATTCTTATCAATCATTACACGCATAAGGCTGACCTGCGACAAGGATATGCTGGAGGGTTCAAGTGCCGGGGTTTACTCGGCCAACATCGCCTCACGCCTGCTTGGCTTGGTTGACAAGCAGGAGAACACGGTTCATATTGAGCAACCCCTGTTTGGGGATGGACTTTAAGTACACGACCGCTATCAGCCGAATCCGTCGGATGACGGCCCGGAAGAAGGTCATCCAAGGCGGAACAAGTGCAGGCAAGACCCTTGCCATCCTTGCGGTCCTCATCGACATCGCAGCAAAGAACAAGACCGAGATATCCGTAGTTTCCGAATCCATCCCCCACCTACGGAGGGGTGCAATCAAGGACTTTGCGAAGGTCATGCAATGGACAGGCCGATGGGTCGCAGACCGATGGAACAAGACCCTGCTCACCTATCACTTCGCCAACGGTTCAATCATCGAGTTCTTTTCGGCTGATTCCGAGGCACGGCTCCGAGGTGCAAGGAGGCAGGTCGTCTACATCAACGAGGCCAACAACATCGACTTTGAATCCTACTACCAGTTGGCAATCCGTACAAGCGAGGCCATCTACATCGACTTTAACCCGACGCATGAGTTTTGGGCGCATACCGAGGTCCTGCCCGAACAGGATGCAGAACTGGTCATCCTTACCTACAACGACAACGAGGCCCTGCCTGATACCATCAAGCGGGACATCGAACTCAACCGCACCAAAGCCGAAACCTCTGCCTATTGGGCGAACTGGTGGAAGGTGTACGGCCTCGGTCAGGTCGGGACGCTTCAGGGTGCGATATACGAGGACTTCGAGGTGGTGGAGGGTATCGATGTCAGCCGAGCCAAATTCGTCGCCTTAGGGCTTGACTGGGGCTTCAGCAACGACCCAACTGCACTCGTAGCAATCTACCGCCAAGGGGACTGCCTGCTCATCCAAGAACTGCTCTACGCTACGGGCCTAACCAACCAAGACATCGCAGACAAGTTGCGGTCGCTGGGGATTACCCGGGCTTGGGAGATAGTTGCGGACTCTGCAGAACCCAAGAGCATCGAGGAAATCTACCGCCTTGGATTCAACATCAAGCCAGCGGAAAAAGGCCCCGATTCGGTTCGGAACGGGATAGACATCCTGAAACGCTACAAATTGCAAGTAACCAAGGATAGCACCAACCTGATCAAGGAACTGCGGTCCTACACTTGGGCCACCGATAAGGAGGGCAAGAACACGGGGGTTCCGATTGACTCCTTCAACCACGCCTGCGATGCTATGCGGTATGTGGCTCTCAACAAGTTAAGAGTAAGCAACTCAGGGAAGTATGTTGTGGTGTAACTTTGCCCCATGAACCCCGAACGTATCCTTGACCTGCTAATCGAAATCGGGAAGACGCTTGCAGCCGTTTTCTTCATCATCACCCTTCTAACCCTCCTTTGGACCTTATGAAAGTCGTTCATTACTACCACGTTTATTGCGGAGGGAACTGGCAGTTAATCCTGAATCAGCACATGATGGCCGTGTGCAATTACGGCCTCATCAATGTCTTGGACGAAATCCGTGTCGGCATCGTCGGACCACCCGAACAACGCAAGGCGGTCAAGGAGGTGCTGGAGAACTCGATGGTGGCCGATAAGGTCAAGGTCGTGGTTACCCGGACCAATGCTTGGGAGCAGGCGACCCTTACCGAGATGTACCGGGCATCGCAGGAAGAGGATGCCGTCTACCTGTACGCCCACACGAAGGGTGCAAGCGACCCGTCCCTCATCAACCAACTTTGGAATCGCAGCATGACCTTCTTCAACGTGGTGGCTTGGGAACGCTGCCTGCAACTGCTCGAAGGAGTGGATGCGGTGGGATGTCATTGGATAACCAAGGAGCAGTTCCCTCACATGGCGGACCACAACAACCCCGATGGCTACCCCTATTTTGGTGGAACCTATTGGTGGGCCAAGTCAAGCCACATCAAGGAACTGGGTGAGCCTGTACGAGAACACCGCTGGCAAGCCGAACATTGGATTGGAAAGAAGCCCGAGACGAAGGTTCACGACTCCAACCCCGGATGGCCTTCACCTGAAAAATTCATCATAACCTTCTAACCATGTACCAACACATCCCAACCGACCGACCTATCAAGGGAATCGAGATAGGCGTATGGGAAGCCCACAATTCCGAGAGGCTTCTTGACAAGTTCCCGAACCTACACCTAACGGCTATTGACCCGTTCGAGGGTTATCAAGATTGGTGGGGTTTCATTGATGGAAACACAATGAAAGGCCATGAATACATTGCATTTGAGCGATTGAAGCCATACGTTGACCGGGTTGACATCATTAAGGACTACTCGGACAAAGCCTTGGAGTTCCTTGCTGATGAATCCTTCGACTTCATTTACATCGACGGGGACCATTCCTACAAATGGGCCTTGCACGACATCACCAACTATTGGGCCAAGGTTAAGCCGGGTGGTTTGCTATGCGGACATGACCGTTCCCTTTCGGGGGTAGCCCAAGCCCTTGCAGAGTTCGGTAAACCTTTCACCCCAAGCGAAGAACCACAAAGCGATTCTTGGTTTATTGTCAAGCCCTATTGAGCCATGGGCATCCCCGTCATCATCAACAACCGCAACCTGCTGACGTGGCCCAAAGCGATGGTCAGGGACTTGAGCAAGTGGGAGGGGATTGGGGACATCTACATCGTGGACAACGGTTCAACCTACGAACCTTTGCTGGAGTGGTACGCCACCAACCCTTGCAAGGTCGTAATGCTTGGCGAAAACTTGGGCCATCAAGCCCCATGGACTTCGGGCTTGGTGCAACAACTGGGAGAGCCGTTCTATGCAGTCACGGACCCGGACCTTGACCTTTACAAGACCAGCAAGCGGACGATTTCCATGTGCTTGGAGTGGTTGCAACAATTCCCCCAAGCAGGCAAGGTCGGCCTGTCGCTCCGATGGGATGATGTGCCTCCAAGGTCGTCGTACTACACCCACGTGAACAACTACGAAGCGACTCGTCAGCGTAACTCAAGGGTCATCATGGCAGCAAGGGTTGATGTTCCTATCGACACGACCTTTGCCGTTTACAATCGTCAGGAGTACTTCATCGGTGGGGTTTCGTTGCTTGAGTCAGCAAGGCACATTCCTTGGTATTACTCGGAGAAAGAACGCAAGGCTGATAAGGAGTTCAGCCAGTACCTTGCATCGGCATCGTCGGCATCGTCCTACAAAACCTTCTTGAAACTATGAAACTCCAAGACCTCACCATTGACCAGTTCCAACGCATCGGAGCCATTGAGTTCAGTAGCGTGCTGGGAGATTACGACAAGCGAGCAGGGGTCGTCGCAATCGTTGAGGGGGTCGATATATCATTCGTTCGAGAAATGCCTGCCAAGAGCGTCCTAAAGAGATACAAGGCCATCATAAGCGAGTGGAACGCATTGCCTGCCCTTGGGTACAAGCGGAAGTTCAAAGCAGGGGGCAAGTGGTGGATTCCGACGGTGTTCACGGACGAGTTGACGGCTGGGCAGTTGATAGAGTTAATGGACGCAAACACGACCGACGAGAAGCAGTTGTTGCAGAACCTCCACCGCATCATGGCAACCTTATGCAGGGAAGGTGGTCTATTCGGATTATTCCCGAAAAAGTACGACGGTGCTGCCCATGCAGAACGGGCCGAACTGATGAAGAAACACGCCAAGGTGGGCGACGTTTGGGGGGTTGTCAGTTTTTTTTTGCTAAGTTCAGAATCCTACTTGAAAGTTTTGAGCGACTATTCCAAGCACCTGATGACGAAGGCCGAGGGGCTGACGTAAGCCCTCTCGCTGGCTACGGTTGGCTGATGGTGGTGTGGAGGATGGCAAACAAGGACGTACTGAAATTCGATGCCATCTTCGCAATGAAGGCGGTGGAGTTCTTGAACTACGCACTCCTGATTCACGACATTTTGGAAGCAGAGAGGATGGAGGCGGAGCGGGCAAGAAGAAAGTAGTATATTTGCATTAGTCAGGTGGCGGAATGACGGTACAAAGAGTAATGGTATGTGCCTGATACGGTAGACGCTACGAGTTGGATTTAGGTCTCAAACATTCCCGTTCGAGTCGGGCATAGTGGGCCAACTAGGAGAAACTAAGACCATGCAGGTTCGAATCCTGTCCTGACTACACTATCCGGCACGGGTTACATTTACCCACATGGAAACAACCATACTTGCGAATGGCCAACCCGTAGGTAAGTTCGGCAGCGGTTCGATGAAGGGCATCGACCAAGCCGCCTTGGAGGGGATTGGTTCAATCGTTGGACCCAAGGGCGGAGGCAAGTCGCCAACCCACGACGTGCTGGTCAAGTGGATTGAACGGGTCATCGAACTTGCGAAGAAAAACCTCGAAGCAGCCAACGCCAACGCAGGGGGAACGCTATCCGCATCCATCGCCCCCGAAGACATCGAACTATCCGCAAAGCAAATAGTCGTGGCTATCATGGCTAATTCCTATTGGAAGTACGTTGACCAAGGGGTGCGAGGCAAAACGTCAAGCGTAAAGGCTCCAAGGTCGCCATTCCAATACAAAGACAATTACCCACCTGCCCAAGCCATGGCTGATTGGATAGCCAACAAGGAAAAAGCAGTTGTGCCGACCTATTCACGCAAACTCAAGCGGATGCGGACGAAGCAGGAGCAGGGATTGGTCGATGGCAGGTCGGTAGCCTATTGGGTATTCCAGCGAGGAACACGGGCCACGAACTTCATGTCTAACGCCCTATCCCCCGAAATGATAGACGTTTTGGTGAACACAATCGCTGAAACCTTAGGCAAATCCATAAGCGTAGCAACCAAACTATAAAATGGCAACAACCGTCCTTTCAGGGTCGCCCCAAGTGGCTACACCCGTTTACAACAAGATGCTTTTCAAAGTCAGCGGTTCGCTCACTGCACAACCCAATTACAGGTACGTCTGCGATGTCAAGAACCCAGCAGGGACAACCCTTGCACGGCTCAAATGCGACAAACTGCCCAGCACCAACTTCGGATTCTTTGACGTTGCCAAGGTCGTTGAAACGCTGATTGCACCGACTAAGCCATCGCTGACCCAAACGGGCTTCGTGGATCATGCCGGGTATTATTCGGGATACAGGCTCGACTTCATGGAGGAATACGGAAACACCCCAGTCGTGCAGACAGGAACCGTTACAACCGTGTCGGGGAATGTTTCCTTCGCAGGAAACTTGGAGCAGTTAGAACTTGCGACTTGGAGCGGAGGGATTTACTTCCCAAGTGGTGCTATCGTCAACGACACGACCCGGATGCTGACAACCCCGACGACTCGCACGGTCTATGCCGACGGCTACGGATGGCTTTCCATCGGGCAGTTCAACTACGGGGTCGAGAAGGCTTACATCCAATACTGGAGTGCAACAGGAGCGACCTTTGCAAGGCAGTTCGATGTGTTAGCGTCGAGTGTATCGGGTTCGAATGTCATCCGCTTCGGGGTCGGGCCAATGAACCTCAAAGCCCTCACGTCGGGGCAATGCTTGGACGGGAACCCCGGAGATTACCTATTCCAAGGCAATGCCGGGGACTTCTACGACGTTTACTTCTCAAGGGGGGCAAACATCACGATTCGTCAACGCTACGTCATCGGGCAATGCCAGCGATTCAACTCCATCCCAGTTCACTTCCAAAACAAGTACGGGGGCATTGACTCCTACACCTTTACGCTTAAGAACCGCAAGAGGGCCAACATTACCCGGCAGACGTTCGGATACAACTCGGACGTTTATGCGACCACCACCTACGACAAAGTTTGGGCAGGTGAGTTCGACTACGTTTACGCCCTCAACTCGGACTGGCTGACGGATGCTGAATCTGCTTGGCTGATTGAGATGGTTCGCTCCGGGCAGGTATGGCTTGAACTGGATGGGCAGTTAGTGGAAGCAATAGTCAACGCTAATACTTACCAATTCACGACACGCAGAAACGACCGCCTGACGCAGTTGCAGGTCGAGGTTGCAGTCGCCTACAAGAACAACATCCTATGAGCGTCACGCTGATTGCCTACCCTCTCAACGAATCAAACGCAGAGGTTCCCTACGTCCTTGACACCATGGGCGAGATTGACATCGCCCTGACCTTTTCGGTTGAGGACATTGCCGACATCACCAAGCGGAGAGGGTCTTTCTCCAAGACCATCACGTTGCCTAATACGACAACAAATCGGGCCTGCTTCGGGTACGCTTACAACATCCAGTCCTTCGTGGGTGGATTCCAACCGAACAAGAAGATTCGTGCTGCTATGTGGGAGGACGGGGTCCAAGTATTCAGCGGAGTTCTGCAACTGATTTCCATGTCCAAGATTCGGGGAGAGGTTACCTATGAGGTTGGCCTTTTCTCGGACGATGTGAGCCTGTTCAAGTCCATTGAGGGCAACCTCCTTGCGACAACCGTTGGGGTAAGCGGAATGAACCACACGCTGACTTCTGCTCATGTTTCTGCAACTTGGACCGCATCGGGTGCGAGCGGTTACGTTTACGGCTTGGTTGATTCCTACGGATATACCGATGTGGTTACGCAGGGGTGGTTTGCGGTTCCCTTTTACAAGATGACCCCAAGCATCTATGTCAAGAAGATGGTGGACCTCATCTTCGCACAGGCAGGGTATCGCTACACCTCGGAGTTCTTCAACTCGGAGCGGTTTAAAAAACTGGTCATTCCTTACGCTGCTGGAGAAGCAATCTTTAACCTTTCGGGGTCTGCAATTTTTGTGGCAAGTACAGGAACGGTTAGTGGAACATTCGGTCAAAACCTCACGATGCGGTTTCAGAATGAAACGGGGACGTACTACGACCGGCCCGGATATTGGGTTCCTTCGTCAAGCGTCTTTGATGCCCCTGAAGTTCCAACCCGTTGGAACATAACCGTCAATTACGAATTACAGGCTCAATTCTCTACTGCCGCTTATGGATTCGCAAATATGTCAATACGAAATCTCACAACTTCGGGCGACATTGCGGTCATTCAAAATATTGCAATAAACTACCAAAGCGGTCTTAGCGGTCCGCTATCAACAACTTTTGCCAACGTAACCATCCCTGCAAACACAATCGCAAACATTGGTTTTGTCTTTACAACGCCACAGGGAGGAACTATCCTCCAAGGTGCAACGGTGCTATGGGAATGTTTGGAGAACCCTCAAACATTGAACATGGTTGACATGAGGACCGCCCTGCCTGCTGACGTAAAGCAGAGCGACCTCCTGCAAGACCTGCAAAAGATGTTCAACCTCTACTTCATGCCGGACCCTGCCGACCCCAAGAACCTCATCGTGGAGCCTTGGGTGGACTTCTATTCCAGCGGAGTGGTTGACTGGTCGCAGAAATCGGATGAGAATGCCGAGCAGAACATTACGAACGGGGACCCGAACCAATACAAGACCATCGTGTTCAAGTACAAAGACGCCGGGGACTACCTTTCCAAACTTGATAAGTCGAACTACCCGCTTGCCAAGGAAGGCTACGGAGGGCGAATCTTCACGACCGACAATTTTTATGGCAAAGGTGAGAACATCGTCGAACTCTCTTGCAGCACCCTGATCCCTGCGAACTTCACGACTGACAAAGTGATCGGCAGGGCTTGGGACTTGGACGGCTCCGCTTTGTCGGGAACCATCAAGACCTTGCAGAGCGGTTACAGGATAGCCCAATACAACCTAATCGAAGCACCGACGACGTGGGCCTACCAGTACGGGGTCAGCGGTTCGGTAGCACTCGCAGAGTCGTTGTTGAATCTTCCTTTTGTCAGCCACATCAATAACCCCTACGACGCAAACTTCGACCTCGCTTTTGGAATCCCCAAACAGTTGTATTATGCGGTGAATGTTGCCGCAAATAGCGACCCTTACCTATACACGAACAACAACCTGTTCAACATCTATTGGTGGAACTTCATTCAAGAAACGGTTAGCAGTGAGGCGATGCAGTTGGAGTTGTCCATTATGCTCAATGCCGTGGACATCAGCCAACTTGACTTCCGCACTCCCATCTACTACGGAGGGGTCCGTTGGAGGCTGCTTGAGATTCGGGACTACGAGATAGGTCAGCAGAAACCTTGCAGGGTAACTCTTCGCAGGATTCTCAACTTGACCGAGTTCGTGTTCAAGCAAATTGGATACCTACCCTACGACGGCCCTGTACCTGCAACGGATTCGGACTACCCGAACGAAGTACCTCCCATTCCATTGGTCAAGGAACTGCCAGCGGTTGCAGGCCCTCCGGGTGAAACGGGTGCGACTGGAGCAACAGGTGCAGGGTTCACCCCGGGCGATGCAGCAGGCGACATCAAGTATTGGGATGGCACCGATTGGGTCAACTTGGGCATCGGGACCGAAGGTCAGGTCTTGGAAGTTGTGTCGGGATTACCAGCATGGGCAGACAAATAAAAAACTATGGCAGTAACTAAAGAAATCGTCCTCGAAGTAGGAATCAAGGACTCAACCGCACAAGGAACGACGAGTGCGAAGCAGCGTCTGCGTGAACTCCAAAAGACGCTCATTGATATGTCTTTGGCCGGGCAAGAAGGCACGAAGGCTTTCAAGCAAATGGAGGCTGAGGCAGGGAAACTGAAAGACCAAATCGGGGACACCTCGCAGCGAATCAAGACCCTTGCAAGCGACACCGTAAGAATTGACACCGTTGTTTCAGCGGTGCAGGGGATAACGGCAGGGTTTCAAATCGCTCAAGGTGCAGCAGCGTTGTTCGGGTCCGAGAACGAGGACTTGCAGAAGGCGTTGTTGAAGGTCCAAGGGGCGATGGCTCTCGCTAACGGAGTGCAACAAGTCGCCAACCTGCTCAACAAAGACTCCATCCTAATCACCCAAGGCCAAGCAGCAGCACAAGCCCTCTACGCAACCGCAGTCGGGGCAAGTACCGGGGCGATGAAGGCGTTTAGAATCGCCCTGCTTGCAACGGGTATCGGTGCAGCCATCGCAGCCGTAGGGCTACTTATCGCCAAGTGGGACGAACTCACCGCAGCGGTCCGCAGGTTCCTGAATCTACCCGACCCAGCCATCGCAGCGAAAGCGAGGGAGCAGGCGTTGTTGCGTGAAGAAGCAGCGTTGTCGAATTACCGGGATGCATACGAAGCCCATACGCAGGCTCAAATCGCAGCAGACCAAAAGAGGGAGGCACAGGTCAAAGAACGCCAACGCAAGGAAGCAGAAGCCACCCAGAAGCGTTTGGAGCGACTAAGGGAAGAAAACAACGCCATCATCAAGTTCGTGGAGGACTTGAACCTTGAACTCTACGAAATGGAGTTGGATAGGTTGAGCGAGCAGGAGCAACTGCAAATCAAAGCGATGCAAGCCGAAGCACAAAGGCGGATGCAGGTAGACACGGCTGACGCAAAGTCCAAGATGGGTCAAGCCCAGCGTGAAGAGGACCTTGCTGGATTGCGTGAGAAATACGTCGGTCAGTCCTTTGGGGTTATCAACGACATCATCATCGCATCGGCTGGAAAGAGCGAGGCAGCACAAAAGCGGGCTTTCAATGTTTCAAAGGCTGCTGCTATTGCCCAAGCCATCGTTAACACCTATTTAGCCGTAACATCTGCGCTCTCTACGGATTCAACAAAGTTGATATTCCCCGGTCAGCGTTTCGTCGAGGCGGGTCTTGCCCTTGCTGCTGGTCTTGCAAACGTCGCCAAGATTAAGGCTCAACAATTCCAAGGCGGAGCAGGTGCAGGCTCTCCCGGTGCAGACGTAACGGGTGCAGGAGCAAGCGCAGCACCACCGCCCATCTTTGCGAACCCACAAACGACCAACCTCGGCACGGGCGAACTCTCGGCAGGCCAAGGTCAAGGCTCATCACCGATGCGAGCCTATGTGGTCGAGAGGGACATCACCCAAAGCACTCGGAGGGTTCGGAGGTTGGAGGAATTTGCAACTCTTGGAGCCTAACCACATTTACCACTATGGAACTACCCATTTACAGGATGACCGTGGACGAGGTGGATGAAGGGGTCCAATTCGTGGCCCTGACCGATATGCCCGCCATCGAACGGCCATTCCAAGCCTTTGCAAAGACACCACAAAAGTTCACCGAAACAGGCGAACGCAGGGTCCTGACTGGGCCTCTCATGCTTGCAGACACGCCCATCTTTAGGAAGGACGAAACCTATGGTGAGTACTACGTCGTATTCGACAAAGCAACCATCCGCAAGATAGTCCAAAAGTATTTCAAGCAAGGCAACCAGCACAACGTCAACGCTTACCACAATGCCGAACTGGATGGTGTGTTCATGTTCGAGTCCTACATCACCGACTCCGAGCGTGGCATCATGCCACCCAAGGGCTACGAGGACACTCCTGATGGCTCTTGGTTCGGTTCCTTCAAGGTAGAGAACGACGAGGTATGGGACAACCGCAACCTGTTCCGGGGTTTCTCCGTTGAGGGCCTGTTCGGGATGGACAAAACCGAATCCGAACTGGAGGTCGCACTCGCTGGCCTTGCTGACGAATTAACCGCTTTTTTGCAACATATCCAACCCACCTACAAATCCAATCAACTATGAACCTGAAAAACGCAATCGAATCCCTGCGAAGTGAACTCCGCAAATTCAGCACCCAAAAGCAGTCCTTTGCTGACTACAAACTCGTTGACGGCACCGTTGTCCGTGTGGATGGCGACCTCGTTGCCGGTACTGCCGTTTACGTCGTAGCCGAGGACGGCACACTCCCTGCCCCCGATGGCGAGCATGTTGTCGAAGGCGTTGGAACTATCAAGACCGAAGGAGGCAAAATCGTTGAGGTCATCGCTGCCGAAGTAGCAACCCCCGAAATCGAAGCCTTGCCCGTTGCTGCTGAAATCACTCCCGAAGTGGCCGTTGAGGTTACTGAGGAAATCAAAGAAGCCTATCCTGCCATGACCCCCGAAGTTGTAGAGGCCATCGTCGCCAAGCACCTCGGAGCCATCATGGAAGAACTCAAGGCAGCATACGCTGAAATGGGCAAGATGAAAGAGAAAATGTCCGCCTTCGCATCGCAGGTTGAAACCATGGCCGATATCGTTGAGAAAGTCAGCGAACTCCCAGCCGAAGCCCCCAAAGCAAGCGGTTCAGCAATCGTTGAGCAACGCAAGGCTCAGGCATCGCAGAACTTCAACGCACTCGCACAAGCACTCCAATCACTCAAAAAAAACTAAACCCCTAAACCCCCATTAACAATGGCATATTCGTTCACAGGATTAACCTCCTACACCGACCAAGAGAGGCTTCCTCTCATCACCAAGGCCGTGTTCTCGGCCCGTTCAGCAGCCCTGTTCACCAAGCAGGTGGGCATCAAGTTTGCTGCTGCCCTCAACCTCATGGACACCGATGCACAATTGCAGAGCGGTGATGCTTGCGGTTACACCACTTCAGGAACGACTGCCTTCACCCAGCGGAATATCACCGTTGGACGCATGAAGGTTCAAGAAACCTTGTGTCCTCGCTCTTTGGAACAATACTGGATGCAGACCCAGTTGACCGCTGGCTCTAACTACGAGAGTGTTCCCTTCGAGCAGGCTTTCTCCGAGCAGAAGGCTCTCCGTATCGCAGAGGCTTTGGAGAACGCAATCTGGAAGGGCAACGCCTACTTTTCAGGTGTCAACCAACTCTTGAACGCTGCATCGGGTTCAACCATCAGCGGTAACACAGGAGCGGTTTCTGCCTCCGTTGGTATCACCACAGGCAACGCAATCGCCATCTTCGACGGCATCTACAACCAAATCCCACAGGCCATCTTGACTAAGACTGACCTCGTAATCTTCTGTGGTTGGGACAATTTCCGTACGTTGCTTGGTGCGTTCAAATCAACCGCTAACGTCATGTACAACCAAGTTGACTTGGCTGGACTTGCGGATGGCGACATCATGTATCCCGGCACGAATGTCCGTGTCATTGCAGTCCCCGGATTGACCGGGACAAACCGCATCGTTTCGTCTTACCTCGGCAACTTCTTCTACGGAACCGACTTGTTGAGCGATGAGGAGCAGTTCTCGATTTGGTTCAGCAAAGACAACGACGAAGTCCGCTTCCAAGCAGCCTTCAAGGCAGGTGTCCAAATCGCTTACCCCGACTTGGTTGTTGACTTCCGCTTGACCTAATGTGTAGGGGGGAGGGAAACCTCCCCTCACTTTTTTGTTCTCTTGAAACTTAAAACCCAAACACACATATGTCCTGCTCCTTAACAACTGGCTACGCCCTCGGCTGCCGTGATTCCGTAGGTGGAATCAAAACAATCTACGTCCAATCCTTCATCCCAACGGGGTCCTGCAATGCCAACCTTTCAGGTGCGGTTACAGGCTTCACGGGTTACGCTTCGGGTGGTTTCTTCGAGTATGATCTGACCAAGGCTACGTCATCTTTGACTGAAACCTTGAATGCGAGCATCGAGAACGGCTCGGTTTATTACACGCCCGAAGTAACGTTCACCATCAACAAACTGCAAGTCGCAGTCCGCAACGAACTCCGCTTGCTGGTACGCAACCGTGTCATCGTCATCGTCCAAGACAACAACAACCGCTACTGGTTGTTAGGCTCTGCCAACGGCTTGGAAGCAACCGCTGGAACCGCTGGAACTGGCACTGCCTTCGGGGACCGCAGCGGATACGAATTGACTTTGACCGGGATGGAGCCTGACCCGATGTTCCTGATTGCATCCACAGTCTTTGCACCATCGACTACGCAGATACTCGGTTCGTAGTATCTTCGCATCAGGTTTTCATCATCTGAGGTTTGAGAGGGGCAGTCAGCAATGGCTGCCCTTCTTATTTTTACGGCTATGAAGATTTGCATCGTTTACAACGCCCATCCAACCGGGTGCAGTTTCTACCGCCTTGAAATGCCGAACGCATACCTTGGCGACAACTACCCGGAGTTCGATTACGTCTGCGTTGAGAATATCACGACCATCAGCGACGAGGGATTAAAGTCGATTGACCTGTTCCTGTTCAGCCGGCTTTGGTGTCAGGGAACCATGGAGCAAGTCGAAAATGTTTACAAAGCCCTGACCCAATTCGGGGCCAAAGTCATCCTTGACTTGGACGATTACTGGGTCCTTGAGAGTGGCCACATCATGTACCGCCACTACCATCAAACCAAACTCGCAGAGGTCATCCGTAAGCACATAAAATTGGCTGATTGGGTAACTTGTACCACCGAGCATCTTGCTGCTCGCATACGGCCTCTAAATGCGAATGTGAGCATCCTGCAAAACGAACCATACGAAGCGTATCAGCAGTTCATTCCCAACCCTGACGAAGAACCCGACAAGCACCTCGTGAAGTTCGGTTGGTTCGGTGGTGCGCAGCACGGAGAGGACATGGAACTGCTCCGGGAAGGGATGCAGAAGTTACGCTGGGACGCAAACTTGGACGGCAAGTACCGCCTCTATCTCGGAGGGTGGAACGACAATAATCCTGTTTATGAAGGCTACGAGAAAATCATCAGCGACCAAGGCAATAATCCAAACTACGGACGCATTCAAGCTGCTGACATTTACTCGTATGTGGGTGGCTACAACTTCGTGAACGTAACCCTTGCACCTTTGAGGGACACCAAGTTCAACAAACTGAAATCCGAGTTGAAGGTGGTCGAGGCAGGGTGGATGAACAAGGCGATCATCGCAAGCGAAACCATCCCCTACACGGACGTAATCAAGCACGGAGAGAACGGGTTCTTGGTCCCCTACAACAAGCCGAAAGATTGGTACAAGTACATCAAGCAGTTGATCCTTGACCCCGACCTTCGCAAAGGCTTGGCTGACAACCTCACGAGGGACATCAAGAAGCAGTTCAATGTAGCCGAAACCGCCAAGAAGCGAGCCGAACTATACAGGCAGATTGGGCGCAAATTGTGAAATAAGGGCGGTCGGTACATTTAGGGGTAGATGCTTTACCTGAACCCTGACACGACCAACACGATAACGGTTACTTGGACCGAGCGAGCCAGCACGGGGAACCGCTACATCTTGCGCCTTACGAGCATTGCAAAGAACACCACGACGGATTTCACCCTGCTGAAATCTGCCAATCTTTCCAACTACACCAACCGCTATGACCAATTTTCGATTGCCGTGGGGTCGCTTGAAACAGGCTCGTATAAGTATGAAGTTTACGATACCAATAGCACGGTTGCCGCTGCTTTGGCGGTCGTTGAAACGGGCTTGGCATTTATACAAACCGCAACGATAGGCTTCAACACCTACGCCAATACGATTACTTACAATGTTTACGATGCATCCGACGAGGGTGTCTTTGACCTAACCTTTGACTCAACTTTCGCATAATGAGCGTACAAACAAGAACGCAACTCCAAGCGAGTGCCTTAACCATTACCAACGAAACCGTTGCTCAGGCCAACACCGCATCCCGTGTAGGCGGTCTATTCGACGACCTTGCCGATACCGCAACGCTTGACCGGGAACGGGGCTTTGCAAACCTTTACATAGACACCGACACGGCCTTCACCCCAACGCAGGGGCAACGGGTCAAGTTGACAAGTGCGATGAAATCAGGCGTTTTGTCAACCTACAACTTTTCAAGGACCACCACCGCCATCACCTACACCGGCACAACGGGTGCGACCCTTCGCATCGCTGCATCCATGGTCCTTGCGCAGCAGGGCAACAACCACCAAATCAAAGTCTACATCGCCAAGAACGGCACAACGATTGACCAGTCAATGACGGAAAACACGACGAGTCATAGCAACGGCCATGCCATTTATACGGAGGCATACGTTACAGGTGCGGTCAACGATGAGTTCACCATCTACATCAACGCAATCGATAGCGGTGGAAGTATCACGATTTCAGCCCTTTCATTCACCGTACACACCCTATGAGCAAGTCAACGCAGCACTTCACCCAATGGCTTGGGATAGAGCATAAGGTCCCCGTGATGTTGGAGAATCGCTCCGGCAAGTACATCACCTACGGCTTTGCCAACGAGTACCCATACTACCTGCTTGACAACTATCGCAGGAGCAGCAAGCACAATGCCATCGTCAACGGCAAGGTGAACTACATCATGGGCGGTGGATGGCAGGCAGGCGACAACCTGACCGTGGAGCAAGAGGCCCGATTCATCAAGTTCTTCGATGGAATGTCAAGCACCGAGGACCTGAACGACATCACCGAGAAACTGGTCCTTGACTTGGAGTTATTCAACGGATTTGCGGTTGCGGTTACTTGGTCCAAGTTGGGAACCATCGCCAAGATGGAGCACGTCCCGTTTGAGAAAATTAGAGTTGACAAGGAAGAAAAGATGTTCCAAGTCGCTGACTGGTACAACGACGACATGATGCAGTTGTTCCCGAAGGTGGGCGACATCGAGAAGATTCCTGCATTCGACCCGGAGAACCGCCTCGGTAAGCAGTTGTTCTACTATCGGGTCTACGCAGCAGGTGTGAAGCACTATCCTTTGCCCGAATACATCGGAGGGAACGCTTGGATTGAGGCAGACGTGCAAGTGGCGAACTTCCACAACAACAACCTCCGCAACAACTTTTGGGGGGGATATCTGATCAACTTCAACAACGGCATTCCTACACCTGAAGAACAAGGCGACATCGAGCGTCAAATCAAGCGTAAGTTTTCGGGTACGGACAACGCTGGTCGCTTTGTTGTAACCTTCAACGACGATGCGGCCAAGGCCCCGACACTTGAACCGCTGACTCCTTCGGATATGGACAAGCAGTTCGAGATACTGAACAAAGCCATTCAGCAGGAGATATTCATTGCCCACCGTGTAACCAACCCGATGCTTTTCGGGGTGAAGACCGAAGGCCAATTGGGTGGACGCAACGAATTGGTCGAAGCCTACGAACTATTCAAGGCCACCTACGTCAACGACCGGGTGCGCAAAGTGGAACGGATGATAAACTACCTCGGCTCGTTCAACGGAGTCGAAGGGATGGAACTTATCCCTGTGGAACCCATCACGGAGCGACTAAGCGAACAAGCCCTCTTGCAAATCATGACCCAAGACGAACTGCGTGAGAAAGCGGGTCTGCAACCCTTGGAAAAGCCTGCCGACGTGGTTGGACCTAACCCCCAACCCGACGAGCAACCGCAAACCGTGGAGCAACTTGCCAGCAACGACAACATCAAGAAACTGTCGGGCCGTGAGTACCAAAACCTGATGCGAATCGTGCGTCAGTACATGCAGGAGAAAATCACGCTGGAAATGGCTCGGACCATGCTTTCGGCTGGATTCGGTTTGTCTGCCCAAGAGATTGACACGATGCTCGGAGTGCAGTCCCAAGAGTTCAGCGAGCCTCAATGGGGCCAAGAGGACGATGAGGACTACGGCTGGGGCGAGGAAGAGTTTAAGGTCTTGGAGGTCGTTGCCTCTAAGTTCGGATGTCATGCAGACGATTACCATGTGATGCACTCCAAGCCGATGCGGTTCGACACCAACATCGATGAAAACATCCGCTTGGCCTTTGCCGAACTGGGCGAGGAAGAGGTTGAACTTGACAAGAAGATTGAAGCCTACCGCAAGAAGAACCGGGACGCAAGCGTTGAAGAAATGGCCAAGGAATTCGGGGTCAGCAAGGCGAAGGTCGCCAAGCGTGTCGCCTACTTGATAACAAAGGACCGCTACCCAATCAGCAGGGCGGTGGATAAGATTGCCGAGCAAAACCTTCCCAAGAACGTGAAGGAAGTTGCCGAGCCAGTCTTGGAAGTCAGATACAAATACGCATGGGCCACAGGGTTCAGCAACAAGGACAAAGGCTCCAGCCGTGAGTTCTGCAAAGTGATGCTTGACTTAGCCGGGCAGGGCAAGGTTTACACGAGGGAGGACATCGACGGGATTTCTGCAATCATGGGCTACTCCGTATGGAATCGCAGAGGCGGTTGGTATCACACACCGAGCGGAGTGAATCGCCCCCAATGTCGCCATGTATGGGAGCAGCAGTTGGTAATCCGTAAAGGCAATAAAATCACGAAGGCATGAAGGCACTATTCATAAGCGAAGAAACGCTGCTCGACAATAGCATCATCAACGAGAACGTATCCTACACGCAAATCCGTCCAACGGTCATCAAGGTCCAAGAGATGCGGATTCAGCCCATCGTTGGCTCTCCGTTGTACGGGGAATTGGTTACGCAGGTCGTCAGCGGTTCAACGTCTGCACTCAACCAAACGCTGCTGGAGGATTACATTCAGCCGGCTATGATTCAGTGGCTCTACTACGAACTACCCATGGTCTTAGCGTTTAAGTACATGAACAAGGGGATGGTCCGTAGAACGAGCGAGGAATCAAGCCAAATGAGCATGGAGGAAATCACCCGGCTGACCGACAAAGTCAAGAACGATGCCGAGTGGTATTCCGAGCGAATTACCCGGTACCTGATGGAGAACCGCAACTCGTATCCCTTGTGGAACTCGCCTCCGTCTGCTCTTGACACAATCTACCCGAACGCTACCAACTACCGAACAGGGATGGTCTTAGACCGCAACCGAAGAATGGGAATCAGCAACCTTGACTACCCCTACCCCTACGGACAATTCGGGGCGTGTAATGACTGCTAACGATGGGCGCACACAAGAAGAACATACTGAAACTGCAAAACTATGTCTTGGATAAAAATCAAGCAAGCCCTGCTGGACCTTGCAAATGCTCATCCTCAGGTCAACTCCTTCGGGACGGGCGACCCGTTGGCGATAGGAACGGACAACACCATCAACCTGCGAACCCCAAGCCGTGAACGCATCGTCTATCCTTTGGTCTTTGCGGATGTGCAGTCGGCAACTACTGATGCTGGGACTTTGGACCTTGTGGTCGGTGTCTATTTTAGCGACAGGGTGGAGTCCATCAAACCGATGGGCGGAGTGGTTTCAGGCAGCCCTACGCTGGGTTGGCAGGACAACGAGGACGAGGTCTTAAGCGACCAGTTGCAGATAGCACAGGACTTCATTTCAAGCCTTACAAACGACCCAAGCGAGGACTGGACCCTTAGTGCCTCCGTGTCGCTTACACGCTTTGTGGAGAGCCGGGACGACCGCACGGCAGGGTGGCAGGCGACGATGACTTTTGAAATCCCCTACGGCCATTCGGTTTGTGAAATTCCAGTCTAATCTACATTTACAATTAAACGCTAAAAAATGCCTACACCTATTTTGCAACAAATGCTCGGACAGGGCGGTACGATGGAGTTTATCAATGGATCCGTTACCGGGAAAAACTACGACTTCCTTGTAGTCAACACCGCTGCGACCTTCACAACTTTAACAGGAACTGGAAGCGAGAACCTGCTAACCGCTTACAACTTTTCGGGGGTTTCTATTTCCGCTGGTATCGTGATAAGCGGTCGCAATGGCGGTAAGATTACGGCCGTCAATCCAAGCGCAGGTTCAGTCATCGGTTACACATTCCTCTAATGCTGATAGGCTACGGCTACGGCTACCCGACATCAATGCTCCAAGGCGGAGTCGCTGCTGGAGTTTGGGCCTTGTTCAACGCACGGGCTACGGCTGACGGAGCGACCGCTGCCGAGGCTGCCGTGGATGGATGCCTCTTTAATCGCTTTGCAGTCATCTACAATTTCTAAGAATGCCGACACCATCGCTAATCCTTGTGCCTGCTCGCTTTAAGACGGGCAAACTATACACACCCTTAGCAACGACTTCGGGCGGTGTGGTTCTTGGTGCATCGGGCGACTTCAATGTTACCCGTGCAACTACGGCAACAAGGGTCAACGCAAGCGGATTGATTGAGGTTGTCGCTTCAGGGATTCCGAGGTTGGACTATCCTCTTGGCGGGGGATGCCCTGCTCTCTTGGTGGAGCCGAGTGGGTCGAACTTGGTCGCACAAAGCCAAAACTGGCTTGCAAGTGGATGGCGTTCGGATGCAACGGCAAACGTTACAACCGTGTCAGCAACCACGGGAACACTTGACCCCTTAGGAACAAACACGGCCAATGCAATAAGTCCTACGAGTGGGAATACATCACACACAAAGGTTGGTAATGATAGTGCTACAAGTTTTACAAGCGGAACGGTTTACACGGCATCCGCATTTTTCAAACAGGGAGTGGGCAATGCAGGAAGATATGTCCAAATATTTTGGGCTCCTACAAGATTTGCTTCAAATACCTTTGCGAATTTTGACCTGCAACTTGGAACAGTTGCCCTTGTAACAGGTTCAACGGTAACGGCAGACATAGAAAATTACGGAAATGGCTGGTATCGATGCAGATGCACAAACACCTGCATAAGTGCAGGAACAGGGGCAAATGGTATATCTATCGCATTAATTGAAACAAGCGGTAGTACTCGTGCGTCTATTTTTACAGGCACAACTACGGACATCTTATACGGCTGGGGCGCACAACTTGAAACAGGCTCCATCGCCACCTCCTACATCCCCACAACCACCGCATCGGGAACACGCAACGCAGAGGTATTAACCCTATCAGGCGCAGTCAGCGGATGCATCGGGCAGACGGAGGGGACGATTTATTTAGAAACAGATGCACTTGTTAGCGGGGCAAGTGATTTATTTTGCTTTGCAAGGGCTACAACGAACACTGTATCAATAAGCAAGAATTCTAGCAATATAATTCAAGCCACGGTATATACATCTGGACTAGCTTTAAATAT